CGGAGCCGCGTTCGCGTTACGTTCCAGCGCCCGCAGTTATCATTGCGTGCATTGCGCTGGGAGCCCTGCTGTGGACATTGCTCTGACCATCGACATCATTGTCTGCGCCGTGCTGGCCGCTGTCGGCGTGTTGCTGTTCTGGCCGCAGCTATGAGCCGCCTTCCCACTGGCTGCGACCAGCAGGGTCGCTATCCCGAGGCTGCCGAGGCGGCGACCGAAATCGGCGCTGACGACTTCGACGACGCGGCCCAGTACATCATCTGGCATCTCGTCATTGCCATCGTGATCGTCGGCGCTATCGCCGGGGCTGCGGCGCTGCTATAGCGTCATAGGCCCGCTCGCAGGCAGTGCCGGCAGCGCCTCGAGCGTCGGCTACGGCAGCAAGCTCTGCAGCCGCTTGCGCAACCCCTCGGAGCAGGTTGGTGAGCACCACTCCGGGGTCTGGGGCTGCCTGGCCTCCGAAGGAAGGGTCGGCACGGTCGCGGGTTGGATTGGCGCACTGGGCGGCGATAATTTCGGCACGGCGCTGCAGGCCGTCAGCAGCACTGCGGGCACGAGCAGCGTCAGCAGTTGCAGCGCGGATCTTGGCTTGGGCATCGGTCTGCACCTCCGTGTGCTGGGCTCGCCAGCGGGCCTCCAGGGCTCGCGCGGCTTCGCTGGCGGCAAGGGCCTCGGCCACCAGTTTCTCGCGTTCCTGAGCCCGTTCTGCGCGTTCTGTGGCCAGTGTGGCGCGCATCCGTTGTTCGGATCGCTCGGCGACGTTTAGTTCCCACGCAAGCATGCCGGACGTTACCGCTAGGCCGACGCACACGGCGCCGAGAATGTAGGAAATGGTGCGGTCGATCATTGGCCGAGGCACTGCCGGTTCTCAGCCTGCCGGCGCAGCGTCAGGCCGCGCAGTGGCTCACCACGGAAACGATCCCAGCGCAGGATCTTCGGCGCAGGCCCCGGCGTAGTCGCCCGCGTTCAGACGGCGCACCAGCGTCGAGCCGCAGAACGCCCCCGGCCCGATGTTGTACGCCAGGCTAAGGAAGGCATCGTATTCGTGCTGATGCAGCGGCACCCGAACGCACTGCTTCAGAGCGCCTTCAAATTTCTGCACATCCTGCAGTTTGCGCACCAGAGCCTGCACAGGCTCAATGCGGTCGCCGGGTTTCACGCCGGCAGTGGTGCCGAAACCGATGGTTGGAACGTCGCCCTTGACTGGGGTATACGCCTCGCCACGGTAGCCCTCATGGACGGCAATGCCGACTAGAGCAGACGCTGAGAGCGTCAGGGCACCGATGACGATGCGGGCTTTCATTCGGCGTCAGGCCCGCCCCGAAAGTGCATCCTGCCCCAGCGGTACAGCAGGAAACCGATTTGCAGCACCAGATAGATCAGCGTGACCCACAGCACCAAGTCATTGACGGGCATGCCGGCAATAGTTGCGCCAGCGACGGCGACTGGCGGCGAAGCCTTTGCGGCTTCAGTGGCGATGTCGGCTTTCTGCTGCATGGTCAGGCTCATGTCAATCGCTCGTCGGTTTCTGCAGCGCGAGCCTCGCGCTCCATCGGATGATCGGCGTACCCGTGGCGGACGAGGCCCCACAAGTACGTAACATAGTATCGCACTACGCCCATGCGCTTGTACTGCCGCCAGTGCGCCTGCTCGTGGCGGATCAGGCGCTGGCTGTGCAGGTGCTCGGCTAGGATGAAGATCCCGAACGGCGCCAGCGCCACGCCTGCGAAACCGAAGCGGCGCAGGATCCAGGCGATGATGTGGCGGGCCGGGCGGGGGGTCATGGGGCAAGGGCGTTGACGGGCTGATTTGTGAACGTCGGAATGCCCATTGCCGCACGCAAAAGTGCTTCGTTTTGGGCCGCCAGCGCGTTGACCGTTGGCGAGTCGTAGGTCGGAATTGCTCTCTGTTGCGCCAAGCCGCTTCTGAGGTAACGCCTTGCTCCGGCGGAAACTGCTGCCGGCGCCATTGCTCCCACCACACCGCCAAGAGTTGCACCTTGCGGGCCGCCCATAGCGTAGCCGCCAGCAGCGCCAAGACCGCCGCCTATGCCGCCAAACAGTGTTTGCGATCCAGGCGTGCCCTGAGTGCCAGGTTGCACCATCACCGGCCGCGAGATGTTGGCAAATCGTGCGATCAGGTCTAGGTCGCCGCTGAAGTATCTGCCTCTGGTTTGCAAATCATTGGCGAGCTGCCTTGCGTTGACGGACCCTCCTCCTTCAATGATGGCGTTTTCTACCGCGTGACTGATCGCCATGCGCTGCCGAGATGCTCGGAACTGCTCAAGCATGGCCTGAGCGTTTGGATTGCCAGCCTGTTGCAACGAGCGCTCAATCTGGTCTTCAAGCGCATTGCTGACGGCTCTTTGCGCCAAACCAAGCGCGTTGTCACCGCGAGAAATGTTGGCGTTGGCCTGCTCTCGCAACGTTCTAGTGGCTTGCAAGGCGTCTGCAGAATTAAACTGCCCCACGCGATACGAATTGACCAGATCAACAACAGGTTGCGGGATAGCGCCCGGGAATGACCGACCTGGGCCAGTGTACGCCTGCAGCACATTGCTCAAGGCGTTGTCAAAGTCCTGATCGGTTCTCACGGCTCCAATTCGATTGAGCGGCTCGTATCCTCTTTGAAATTCGTCCCTGCGAATCTGCTGCGTTGTGTTGCGTTCAAGCCTTGCATCTGGAGGCAATCCGAGAGCCCTTCGCGCAAGACGATCAGTGACCTCTTGGTTGCGGACGGCAAATTCTTGCTGCGTTCGTATCTTGCCCCCAAGGCGTTCCGCCAGCACGTTTTGGGTTGATGGCGTAATGCTTCCGGGCGTTGCAATGTAGCCCTCAGCTTGCGCCTGTCGTAGCGTCAAATCGCGCACAGCGTTGCGAGACTGCTGGGCTTGCAGTGACGCCTGCCGAGCCTGCGCAGCGCTGATGGCGGCCCCCGGAACTGCCATAGAAGTTGCGGCGCCAAGCAGCGGTTGTCCAGTCGCCTCAGTGACGCCTTGGCCTGCCGCACCGGCAGCAGCGCCAGTTGCGGCCATGCCAGTCGTAGCACGTGCCAGTTGTGGCAGCGTTCTCGCGGTTTGACCAATAGCGCCAGCACCCCCAGTAAGGGCACCTGTCGCACCTTGCAGAGCAACGTCAAGCACTCGCTGGCCTGCAGTTGTTTCCCCCTGCGGCTCGCGGATCAGGCCGGCACGCTTGAACGCTTCTGCAACGGGCTGCCGAGGCGCGGTGACGTCTGGCGCAAGGTCAGGCCTGCCCAACGCAGTAGCTGCCGTGCCAAATCCCATCTTTGCAAGATTGGCCACGTTTTCTGGCGCCGTCAGCAAAATGTCTGCCGCACCAGCAATAGCGCGGTATGGCGCGCTGGTGATGATGTCCATTGTAGAAGCGCGGCGTCGTGGGCCGGGGACTTCTGACGCAGATCGAGCGGTGGCAAGATCAAAGCCCGAGGAAAGCTCTTGTTCAACCGGCTTGGCAGTTGAAAGGTCGAACGCCATTATTTGACCTCCACAAACCTTTTGCCATCAGGGCTAACCCACGCTCGATTGCCCTTGGCGTCCTGCTTCAGCGTCCAGTCGGCGCCAACGCCAGCCGGCCGACCAGTCTGCGGAGTGCGCGCAGGCGGATTGGCCGCAGGCTGCGGCACGTACTTACGAAGTTCTGGACGATCAAACAGAGACTTTCCACCATCGCCAGCGTACCAAGCATCCTCAACGCCCTCGTACGTCTTATTCTCTTTCCACCATTTGTCCCAAAACGACCTCTGCTCAATGTCGCGCTTGCTTTGCGCCTTGGTGACGTCCAAAATAAATCGGTTGGCTTCTCTTGTGTTGCCAAGTTGCGAAGCTGTTTGCGTAATGCGCTGTGCGTCGGCTTCGGTTTGCGGGCCTTTCTGTTCAAGCTGGCGCTGCAGCACCATTTGATTGAGGGCCGAAGTAAAAGCCTGAGCGTCCGACGCGTACTTTGTTGCCTCAGGAACGCCGAGAGCAGATAGCACAGATGCCGCTGCTTTTTGCGCTTCGGCGCCAAAGCCAGTTCTGAATCCTTGGTCAAGAATATTGATCTGCGTATCAATTGCCGGCAAAGTTCTTGCTGCAAGCCTAGCCGCTTGAGAAATTGTTTCGTAGAGCTTGACGTTAAACTCGCCCTTGGATTGGCGCTCTTTTTTCTCTAGCTCAGGCAAATTCACTTGCACGTTAGTTGATGCCGCTGGCGGCCGCGTTGTCAGCATTTGAATTCGCTGCTCCAGCGGAGTCCTTCGCGGGTCACCTGTTGGCAACTGAGCAATCTCTTGCTGCAAACGCGAGATTTCTGACGGCGCAAATTCTCGATCCGTTTTGGGCTTGTTCGCATCCGCAATTGACCGCCCAAGCTGCTGCAACTGAGGGCTTCTGCTTTGCAGCATCTGCCCGACTTGCTCCGACGAATACTGCCGGCCAGCGTAATCCAGCATCTTTGCGGGCGCGGCAGGCGCCCCCATAGGCGCAGGCGCAGCCTGTGCCATCATGGCGTTCACAGGCCGAGCGCCACCGGCAGCGCCAAAGTCCATATCTGGCGCTGCTTCTGGTGCTGCGGCCGGCATGGCGGCAGGCTGCTCGGCCATCGCAGGCGCGCCGCCACCGCTCCCAGCACCGCCGCCAAAAATCTTCTGGCGCTCGTCCTCCTCCATCGCCGTCTGCATCAGCTTCTGGCCGACTTCAAAGTGCTGAGGGGTCGTGCCCTGCGTCATAAAAACGCGAGCCAGTTCTTTCACGCCGCCTGGAAACGCCTTGGCGACCTCAGACTGAAACTGCTGGTACGCCTGCTGCTTGCGCACAGCCTCGGCAGTTTCCATCTGCTGCTGTTGCACCCCCCGCAGCGCATTGATCCCAGGCGCAATCCGCGACAGCGTCTGCAACTGCGATTCAGGCGCAAACTGCATCGGCTGCCGTTGGCCGGCCATCAAGGGCAATCGGGTGTCAAGTTGCATGATTTCAGCCCCCAACAGTGGTGCGCCCGAAGATGTCTCGGACGAGGCGTTCTTCTTGCTGCCGGTTCAGATAGTTCTGGAACGAGTTCAGCGCCCCGCCGAGAGCCCCAGTGTAAGCCGAGGTGCGGCCCAAACGCCCCGCCGCCAGCGCGTTGGCCTCTTGGCCCATGATGTTGCCGGCAGAAGTGCCGAAGCCGGACGCTGCGTTGCCCATCTGGGTGCTAGTAGATCGGCCGATGCCCGCAATATCTGAGAGTCTTCCAAACGCTCGGTCGTACTCCTGCGACGCCGTATCCTGCGCAAACCGCTGACCCGCTTTCAGCGCGCCGCCCGACAGGAAATTGCCCCGCGACGCCTGCATGCGCTCCAGCGCTTTCAGCCCCTCGCCCAGACGAAACCCGTAGCCCGGGTCCATCTCCAGCATCTGCTGCTGCGATCCCGGGCCGCCGAGGCCCATCGCACCGGACAGGCGCTCCAGCGCTTTCGTGCCGGCAGTGCGGTACGGCTCCAGCAGCCCCTTCTGGTATTCGAACATCTCCCGCTGCAGGGCAAGAGCGTTTGCCGCAGCCTGTGACTGCGTTTCTGCGGCCTTCTCTGCCGCGTTGGCTTCCAGCACGCCGCCGACGACGCTGCCGACGCCGCCTACGACAGCTTGGCCGACGGGGCTGGTGACGAGTTGAACGGCTTTGTCAAGGAGGCTGCCGCCAGCGCCCGTTACCGTAGACGCAATGTCTGCGGCTGTTTTGCTGCCGGTAGCCCCGAGGACCGTGTCGTAGGCCGACGTTTGGGCGCCGGTCATCCCGGCCCCGTATCCTTCCGAGCCGTACAACGCCGCTCTGGTGGCGGAATCCATGCCGGCGCCGGTTGCGCCAGTTGTTGCGCCAGTAGCGGCAACGTCTGCGGCGCCCTTTACCGCGCCAGCACCAGCGCCAAGATTTAAGGCGTTCATGCCCGCGTCAACGCCCATGCCGGCAGCAAAGCCTGCATCTGCCGGAATGCCCGCCAGATCAGCAATCGTGCCCACCGAAGGGGGCGTTGACGTAATCGCCGCAGTGGGGTCAGCAAACGGGGTAAACTCAAACGTTGGCGGCGTTACGGGGCCAAGTGACGGCGGCAATTCAGTTAGAGGCGTCACCGACGGCGAGCCGTTCGGCAACGGAGTCATTGACGATGGCGGCGTTGTGAAAACATCCAACTCTGCCAAATTCGTCGGAGACAAAGACCCAGCTTGCCCCAACACATCCGACGGCAAAGTCGCCAAGTCCGCAGCCGACAACACTCCGCCAACCGCGGGCAATCCCTGCAGGCCAGCCGAGTACGCCGCACTGGTGCCAAACTCGGGCAACAATCCGCCGGCAATGTCTGCAAACGCGGCCCCCGATGTCCCTCCAATTCCGCCACCAGCCAGCGCATTTACGGCGCCCGCTCCAGACCCAGCCCCAGCGCCGCCCAACAGCGAATTGATGCCCGCGCCAAGACCGGCCAACCCGAGGCCGGCGCCCCAGATGTTGATCAGGGGCTTGATCATGTCGCCGAGATCGGAGCCTTCAATCTTGATGTCCTGCACGCCATCTGGCGTTACAAAACCCCAGTAGGTATTGAAGGTGCGTTTGTCCGGGTGCTTCCAACGAAGGTCATATCCTGACGCTCGCAAATTGTCAATCGCGGCTTTTGCTTCGGGCGAATACGCGAGTTGATAACCGTTTTCGTCGTCGCCAATGGCCTTGAAAACACCGCTTCTGTCATTGGTCATCGAAGCGGTGATCGGGTCAATCGGGCCCCCTTGGAAGCCCATTGACCGCAACACCTGCTCCCACGGACCAGAATACTTGCCAATGTTGTCTTCTGGAGTCCAACGCGGATCGTCATACGACCAGTATTCAGACGACACTTTTGCCATGATTCACCTCACCCAATCCGCCAGTTGGTGCCGTCGCTGAACACGGGCACGACGTTCGCGCCGCCGCCGGCCACGATCGAATGAAAAGTCGTTGCGCTTGCATCCGTTACCACCGCCCGTGCGCCTGCGCCGGCAGTGCCTGCGGCTACCAGTGCGGCCACAGTCTGGGTGCCGTTGTTGATCCATTTCAAGCCGACAGTCAGCGTCAGGCCTGGCGCGCGCAGCGAGGTAACGCTGCTGTTGCCGATGGTGACTTCGTTGCTGACGCCTGCCGCAGAGACGTCGGCGTCGTAGCCGATTACCGTGTTGTTGCTGCCGGTCGTGAGCGAGTCGCCGGCCTGCATGCCGACGGCGGTGTTGTTTGCGCCAGAGGTCAGCGCCCCCAGTGCCGACGCGCCCACCGCCGTGTTGTTGCTGGTGGTGGCCGCATCCAGCGCAGTCCACCCGATGGCAACGTTATACGCGCCCGTGACCACCAGCAGAGCCGCATCCTTGCCCACCGCAGTGTTGCCGGTGCCGCTGGTATTTGCCCCCAGCGCCGAGCGGCCTACGGCCACGGCATCGCTGCCGGTGTAGGCGTCCAGCGCCGCGTAGCCCACCGCCACGTTGTCCGCTCCCGTGGACACCAGCAACAGCGCATCGCTGCCCAGCGCCGTGTTTCCTGCGCCCGTCGTTGCCGCGTTCAACGCTCGGTATCCCGCGCCAGTGTTGTAGTTCGCAGTCGTAGCCGCCGACAGCGAATCGTAGCCCACGGCCACGTTGTAATCACCGCTGGTGTTGGCATCCAGCGCCTGCGAACCGACCGCAGTATTCTGAAAGCCGTCAGTGTTTGACGTCAGGGCGTTGTACCCAACGGCAACGTTGTTTGACCCCGTGGTATTGCTGTCCAGCGCCGTGTCGCCCACGGCAATGTTGGTGGCAATGCTGCCGGCACCCAACCCCACGGCAACACCGACTTCCTTGGTCAAGTCAAACGCCGCGTAAATGTTGTCGTCGGTCTTGATCGTGACGTTGAGAGCCGTTTCCAGCACGAACTTGTACGACGAGCCCGCCGTCAGCCAGATTTGCGCGGGCGTCCTGCCGGCGCTGTCCAGCACGATGGGGTTGGCGTTGGCCGTCAGCCCGGTCGAACTGGTGTACGTCGCCGCAGGCGTGGTGGTGCCGGCAGCGTAGGTGTAGATCAGCCCGCCGGCCAGCGGGTTGCCGTTGTTGTCGAAGAACTGGGCGCCTGCGCCTGCGTAGGGGGAAAGCGAAACGCTCATGATGCTCTCACTGTTGAATCTGGCTCACCGCCAGCACGACGGCAGGGGCTGCTGGGGCAAACGCAGTGGCTGCGACATTATCCACCGTGATGGCCGTATCGTTTGCGGCGAACATGATCTCGATGCGGTCGTTTGCCGCCAGCGAGAAAAACTCGCTCATAGACACAGCGGTGTACCCGTTGTTGATGTTGATCGTCACCAGCCTGGCAGAGTTAGCGACATCTGTTCCGTTTTTGCGGAACCACAGCCAAACCGTCTTGGCGCTGCTGCTGCTGCTGCTGATCTGAACGGTGGCGTCAAACTGGTACAGGCCCGATTGCACCACCACAATGCGCGACGCAGGCGAGCCGATGCTGATGCCTTCGGCGATTTCGGTGTTGTCGAACGTCAGCGCGTAAGCCGTGTTGATGACTGCGGGCGATTGGTCGCTGGTCTTGGTGAACTCGCCGTAATACTTCTGCTGCTCAATGGTGGGCCGCACGAAGATGTCGCCCGCCGTTGCGCTATCTACCAGCACCGCAGCGATGGGAATCACGTTGTCCGGCGCGGTGGGCTTGACGTTGGTGAACCCGCCGGCTACCGTCGGGCTGGCGTACAGCACGTCGCCCACGCTGAACGCGCTGGTGTTGATGCCGCTGACATTGCCCCACACGCAGCACAGGCCCGTGGCGCCGCTGTCAGGCAGCTCCTCGGCCATCACGCCCAAGATGTACAGCGACGGCGACGAGCCGTCGGCCAAGTACGGGGCCACCGACAGCACGTTGTTAGCGCCCACGCCAACGAAGCCAACCACAGCACCCTTGGGAATCGTCGAGCCCGTCGTGTTTTCGACGACGGTGTACTGCGTCAGCGCGGCGTTCTCCGTTGCGTTCTGCAGCAGTTGGAAGAACCGAAACCACGCGCGAGTGGTCAGCGCCCCCTGATCCACCAGCGGGTCGCGCTGCGAAGGTACGCGCGGTGCAAGCTCCACGTCAGGCGCTCGTCGGGGTGGCGGAGAGTTCCGCACCCATGATGGCAATCTTCACCGGATCACTGCCGCTGATCTCGTACACCCGATCCCGCAGCTTGGTGGTCATGCCCAGGCGCCGCCAGATGACGCGTTTGCCGTACTCGCCGAGCTTGCCCATGCTGGCCCAATGCTCGTTGCTCCAGGTGTGACCGCCGTCGTCGGACCAGCGGAGCATGACATTTGCCGGCGTGTTTGTGTTTGCGCTTGTTAGGTAAATAGAATATGTCAATGGGTCAGACAGCAATATTGTCTGAACTACATTTTCAATGTAGTCAATATACGTTTGGTTTGTCAACACGCCCAAGCCGTAATTTTGAAATTGTAGCGAATCGCTTGCTTGAATTACTCCATTATTAGTTACGTCGCCAAGTTTGCGCCCGCCAAATTCTTTATTCCATGTTGTTTTGAATGGCTCAAAATTTACAGACGCAGCAAGCACTTTTTCGGCAACCTGCGACCAATTAACAACATTCTGAAACTCAAAAGACGTGCCAGACTCAATGTCTAGCTGAAGCATGTGATGCGCCGTTCGCTTCAGATTGTTCTGCCCCGTAGGCAAAGCGCGCCACGACCGAAGCCATCTTTGTTCTTCTGAGAAATCCCTGAAGAAGTTCATGTCAAGCGCATAGACGTTGCCGCTTTCCCAATCCCCCACCAGCACCTGCCCAGCGTAGTTCGCTTGGCAGTTACTCCGGTGCCGCCGAAACTGCACCCCATCCCACGCCGCCCGCTCATGCCACGCCCCAGTGGAGACGTCAAACACCCACGTTGCCTGAGCGGTCGGGAACGTCAGCACGTAGAACGAATGACCATCCTGCTGGTACGAGTAGCCGATGGCGTCGTTCAGCACGCCGTACTGCTGAATCTGCCACTCCACAGCGTGCGTGCTGACGCGCTGGGCGTTGTAGCCCTGATTGCGGTACACGATGCCGTTGCCGCGGGCGTCAGAGCCCAGCCAGAACACGGCGTTGTCCAGCTTGGCCACGCTGTACGGCGCAAGGCATCCGGTTTCCATGAACGCGCCTTCGATGCGCGCCAGCGGAAAATCAGCCAAGCCTGCGTTGTACCAGACCTCAACGGTGTTGTTGCCAAACAGCCAGACCTCGCGGTGGTCTACCATTAGCGACACGATGTTGTCGGGGTTGCCCTCAGCGCTGGCAAAGTCCAATGGGTCAATGGCAGTGCCGTCAAGCAGCGAGGTCACCCACACGCGCTGGCTGTTGGGCTCGTTGAAGACGAAGTAGCTGTCCAGATAGCCGACGCTCACAGCACCCGGAAAGTCAGGGTCCGTGATCTGCGCGAACACGCTCGTGTTGGCGTTGTAGATGAACGCGCTGGGATTGCAAGCCACGAACAACTGAATGCCGTTGTCGGCCATGCTCACCGGCCCGCTGCCGTTGATTAGGCCAAGCTCAGTGGCGGCAAAGTTCCCGTCTACGCGGTACAGCTTGCCGCCAGAGGCGACGTACAGGAAGTCGCCGAACTTCCACATCCCACGAATAGGGCCCTCGCCCACGGTCGCCACCAGACGAAGCCCCGGGCACCGCTGCAAAAACGCCGGTTCCTTGCCGCCCTCGGGCACAACCTCTGGAAACAGGTTGACCATGCGGTTCGCCGCAGCATTGACGCTGCGGGCGACGTAGGCTCCACCGAGGATAGGAGTCTTCACGGTGTGCCGGCGTAGATGTTGAACCGCTGCTGACGGCGGTTGATCAGGTTGTACGGCAGGCTCATGATGTCGTCAGCGAAGTTGATCCGCTTCAGATTGCGCTTGGACGCCATCGCAATGCGCTGCACCGTAAGCGGAGCCTCAACGCCGAATTCGGCTGCAATCTCGCAGGCCAAGTTGTACTTGAAGCACCTCAGGTAGCCAGGCGGAAACGACAGCACCGTGTTCAGCGTGGCGGGCTGCGACAACTCCGACACCGAGACGAGGTGAAACTCCAGTTCCCGCGTGGGCACCGGGTACACCGTCATGGTGATGTTTGGCATCGTCATGTTCACCCACATGCTCTGCGGGTAAGTCGACGTCACCGTCTTCAGCGCAATACCGTTGTACTGCTGCTGGTTGATGAACATCAGGCCGTAGCTGATGCCCGTCGTCGGATCGCGGAAGTAGCAGGAATCGTCCAGTTGCACCGGGCGATTGCCGACGAAGTTGCCGCTGGGGCCGAGCGTGCGCTCGTAGACGTTTGCCGGCCAGTTGAACACCTGGTCTTGCGTGGAGAACACCGACAGGCGTTCGATGCTCCACGAATCCAGCATCTGGTTCAACGCTGCCAGCGCGTCCTGCGCTGTTTCGGCCGATGGGGTTTCGCCCTCGGCCAGTTGGCCGATCAGCCGCAGCGCGGCATAGATTTGGTCACCGGCTGTCGTCGACATGCTCGGGCTCCTTGCGACGGCGCCTCCCGAGCATGTGGTTCATGGGGACAACGGCGTCATCCCCGGGCTCGTCGGGCTCACCCGGAGTATACCGCTGCCAACCGTTTTGTTCGT